TGCGCCCCGGTTACCAAGGTTGGGACCAGGCCGTACCGACCTGGAACGCCATGGTGGCCATGACCCCAGCGCTCGTACTCCAGCCGACCTCGGCGGCCCACGTCGCCGCCGGCGTCGCGAGCCTCTACGCGGCGCGCTTCGCCGGACGGCCCGACCCCGCAGGACCGACGGACCACCCGATCTCGGTGGTCGTCGACTCCGCTGTCAGGCCCGCGGACTGCGAGTGGTTCGTCGGGCGGCTGGTGCGGTCGGTCGGCGAGCTCGCTCACGTGTCGGTGCTCGACCGAAACCGTCCCGACGACCGGATCACGCGTGAAGCCGACGTCGTGCTGCTGCTGCGGCGTGCCGACCGGGGACGGCTGCGGCTGCGCGAAGAACGTCGCCTTGTCGGTGATCTGGTAGGAGTCGAGCAGCCGCTCCCAGAAGCGGCGCAGGTTCAGAGGCGCCCCCGCCTGGGCCATCATCCCGGCCGACTGCATCGCCATCGTCACCAGCGCCTGGTTCTCCGCGCGCCGCTCCTGCCGCATCAGCGACTCGCCCGTGATCTCCAGCTGCACGTCGAACAGACCCTTGATGTCGGTCGGCTCAGCCTCGATGTAGCGGCGCGTGTTCGCCTCCCCCAGCACCTCGATCAGGCGCGTGTCGCGCACGAACTGCTGGTCGAGTTCGAGGAAGAACTGCCCCACCTTCGAGTACAGGCGCTGGTACTGGGCCTTCCTGCGCGCCAGGATCGCCTGGGCGATGTTGGTGATGATCGACACCCCGGTGGCGGTGTCGGTCGGGAGCGTCTGCGACTGGGCCGAGCCGGTGAAAGGCAGCCCCCCCATCACGTTCTGGATGTCGCCTCTCAGGAGTCCCTCGGCCTGGAGGGTGGACTGAGCGGCGTTCGCGACCGCGGCCATGTCCATCACCTTGACCGCGTTCGGGTCGGGCACGATCCACTGCGCCTCCGGCGCCCACTCGTACTGCTCCGGGTCTTCGACGTCGCCGCGGATCATCGTGATCACGTTGGCGGCGATCCGGGTCGCGTCCAGGCGCAGGTTGGTGAGCGTCCACAGCATCTCCTGCATCTGCGCCAGCCCCTCGATCACCGACACGCCGGGGATCTGGAACAGGTCGGGGATCGCGGAGCAGACCACGAACGGCTTGCGCCCGTGCCAGAACGGGGTTGGCTCGTTCCGCAACAGCACCTGCCCGTTCGCCAGGGTCACCACCTTGTCGTTCGTCCAAAGCTCGACGATCTCGACCAGGCCGCGCGTACGGTCGGCGTTGCGGAGCCGCTTCTCACGCGAGCGCTCCACGTCCACGTCCGCCTCCGACTCGTCCATGCGCGTCTCGCGGACGTACTTGACGTTGCGGTACACGCCCAGCCGCTCCATCTCCTCCAGGGTCTTGAAGTGCACGAAGGTGCGGTCGATCACCCAGGGGGCCTTCTCGATCGAGGTGGCCGACTCCGGCCACATGAAGTCGCGGACGTCGCGGATCTCCAGGGTCGGGTCGTCCCGGATCGTGACCAGGTCCTCGAACTCCTCCAGCTTGTTGGCGACGTCGATCGTCCCGCCCGCCTCGTCGTAGATCAACTCCGGCACCTCGTCGAGGGAGCGCAGCTTCACGTCGTGCTTGAGCCAGAACACCTTGGCGACGGTCAGCCCGGCGATCAGATCCTGGTGCGCGAGCGGCCCCGCCTTGGCGGCGAACTCGTCGATCCGCATCTGGTGCGAGAGCAGGTAGGAGACGATCTCGGCGTTCTCGGAGGCCACCAGCGCCTCCTCCCCCGACATCCCCGGCAGCGCCTTCGGCGTCACCCGCCAGGTCGGGTTCTCCTCCTCCAGGTTCGAGAGCATCCCCTCGACGATGTTGATCAGGTAGGGCGGGTGCTGGTGCGAGCGCCAGCCTTTCGGGGCCGGGTTGTTCTCCGGCAGCATCCCGCGCCAGGCTTCGTAGCGGCGCTCCACCTTGCGCGCGAACTGGTTGTGCCAGCGCTTCGCCTCGTCGATGCAGCGGCGCACCTCCTCGATCGCCTTGCGGTCGCGCTCGGGAGGCGTGTAACGCGGCTGAGTTTTCCGTGCCACCTACTGGGGCGCGAGCACCTTGCGCATCGCGGAGGAGCCGCCGGTCAGTTCGTCCGCCATCTTCTCGTTGTTCGCGAGCAGCTGCTGGGCCATCGTCGACATCTTCTCCGCGATCAGGCGCTCCGACTCGTCCACCGAGCCGATCGTCTTGTACGTCTCGATCGCGTCCAGGATCGCCCGGATCGCGTCCACCTCCGAGGTGGGTGCGGCGGGTTCCTCGGGGGGCGCCTCGGGGGGAGCCATCGGCGCCCCTCCACCAGGAGGCCCGCCGCCGCCCATGCCGAGCAGTGCCGCCAGGTCGGGCGGTGGTGCGCCGCCTCCGGCGTCCGGCGGCGGCAGCCCGCGGCCGGAGATCAGGTCCATCGCCACGTCTAGCTCCTTTCCCAGGGGTAAACCGCATCTTGCCAGCGGTTACGGACGCGCTTGTGCTTGCGCTTCTTCGGGTGCGTGCCGAACTGCCGGTACATCTCCAGCGAGATCCCGGCAGACATCACCCGGTCGTCGTTGCAGCCTTCGAGCGCCCTCGGGGAGGGGCGGGTGGGGCGCTTCGAGAAGGTGCGAAGCTCCGAGTCCAGTTCCGGCGTCACCCACGGGCACAGCTTGGTGCGGATCCACTCCTCCAGCTGCGAGATCACCAGCGGCCGGTTCGCCAGGTTCATCGGGAAACCGTACGCCTCGCGCTCGTCCGGGTCTATCGTCTCCTCGGGGCCGACCGTGTGGCGATAGACGTTCGCGTACGGCTTGCGTCCTTTGAGGTCGGAACGCAGCTGGATCACCACCGCTCGGCCCCATCCGCCCTGCGTCTCGACGGCGATCTTCGCGTTCCCGTACCAGCGGCCGACGTAGTAGAGGTCTTTCGCGAACTCGTCCTCCCCGACGCGGGCGTGGTACTCCGCGACCCAGCGGCCGTTCGTCAGGTCGATCACATGCGCGGAGGAGAAGTCCTCACCGGAGCCTGAGGCGACGTCGGCGCCGATCGCGTACTTGTGGCTCGCGTCCGGCTCCTCGTACACGCGCCACTCCCCGAAGCGGTGCTTGCGGATGCGCGCCTTCTTGTATTTCTCGTCGAACGAGAAGCGGTACAGCCATCCCGGCTTGTCCCCGTGCTTCGAGCGCCACTCGTCCTGGTACTCCTTCATCTTGTCCAGGTCGAACCAGCAGCGGCCGGTGAGGATGAACCCCTCCTCGGGCGTTCGCGGGTACTGCTCGGCCCGGTCGGAAGGAGGCAGCCGCCGTGCGTTTCGCTCGTACCACGACTCGTCTCTGTCAGGGTGCCGGAACACGCCCAGGAAGCGGCGCTCGATCAGCATGCTTTCCGCGTGCGTCCACAGGTAGTGGAAGAAGTTGCCCTGGGCCTCGCCTTCCAGGTCGACGGTGGACACCCCGTTGGCGGTGGAGATGATGATCGCCCTGCCGCCGCCGTCGATGATCGGGAACGCCGCCTTCCAGGACTCCCTGGCGTAGTCCTGGCGCCCGTGCTCGTCCAGGATCACCAGGGCGGCTGTCTCCCCGTGGCCCGCCTTCGGCGTCGAGGGCAGGGCGAGGATGGAGGAGCGGCGCCCGTCGCGAGGGTCTGTCCACTCGATCTCCTGTGAGGGCGCCCCGCCCCTGGACGGCTTGGTCAGGACCAGGTGGTCGCGCATGTAGCCGGGGAGCGAGTTGTACATGCCCCAGATGCGCGCGATCACCTTCTGCGCCTCCTCCAGGTTGATCGAGATGATCAGCACCCTGGAGCCGGGCTTGAACAGGGCGATCCACAGCCCGTAGGCGGCTGCCAGCCAGGTGATCCCGATCTGACGGGCCTTGTACTCCAGGCTCACCTCCTGCGTCTGCCACGACTCCAGGATCTCCCGGTGCCAGAACCACTTGTCGGAGGCCCCGTCCAGGTCGATCGAGGCGCGCTCCTCGTCGGAGAGCAGGTCGAAGTCGAAGTCCTCGCCCGTCTTCGCGTCCACGCAGTGCATGAACTGCATCGCGAAAGCCGGGTGCTGGAAGGCCCGCGCGAGCCGCAGGCGGCGCACGACGATCTCGTGCTCTGCCGCCTCAACGACCGGATCGACGACCGCCGTCACTGCTAGAAAGCCTACGTCTGCAGACAGATGGGGCCACGAGGCTGCCCTGGCACTCCGCGCGGGACTGCCCTACCCCCTTCCCGCCCCGCATCTCGTGGCCCCGCCTACCTCCAGGAGGAGCTATGAGACGACTCGTCGTGCTCGTAACCTGCTTCGCGCTCGCCTTCCCGGTCACCGAAGCGCAGGCAGGACAAACCTCGGTGCGCAGGGCGATCTGCACCACCTTCGGCCGTTACTGCGCGCAGGCGCTCAGGGTCAGCTGGTGTGAGTCGCGGCATTCGATCTGGGCGCGGAACGGCCAGTACCTGGGCCTGTTCCAGATGGGCAGCTACGCCCGCGCCCGCTACGGGCACTCCTGGAACGCCTGGGGGCAGGCGCGGTCCGCCTACAGGTACTTCCGCGACTCCGGCTACGACTGGAGTCCGTGGGCCTGCAAGCCCTAGCGCTTCTTCTTCTTCCGCGCCTGGGCGTTCGAGATCTTCGCGGCCCGCTCCTTCGACATGCCTTTCTCGCGCAGGGCCTCGTAGGTTCTCGGGCGCTTCAGGCTGCGGTATTTCTTGCCGGGCATCAGCCGCTCCAGTCCGCCTTGTAGCCGCGGTTGTCGACGTGGATGAATCCTTGCCGCGGGTACAGGCCGACGCCGCCGTCCCCGCCGTGCTTGGTGCGTAGCCGTTTCGCCTCCGCGGCCCACTGCGCCGGGGTGCCTTTGGCGAAGCGCATGTCGGCCGCGACCGACTCGAAGTTGTGCTCGTAGATGTGCTGGCTGTAGCGGGCGCCCCCGATCCGGTTGTTGTAGTCCTCGTGCCGGTAGCCGGACAAAACGAGCGCCTCGCCGAACTTGCTGCGGAGCGGCTCCAGGAAGTCGCGGCAGAGCCGCACCATCGCCGGGCGGGCGAGGGTGGGGGGCGGGCTGCCGTCGTGGCAGTAGAACTCGTCCGCCTTGAAGTGGGCGGTGAGCGTGTTGTTCTTCGCCTGCTTCCAGAACTTCCTGCGCTGGGAGCAGAGCGTGTCCCAGCCTTTCTCGCCCTTGTTCGGCACCGAGACGCTCGGCATCAGTCCTCCGTTTCCACCGGGGTTTCGCTGGAGAAGTTCGGCACCAGCGCGACCACGGACAGGACGGTCACCCACAGCACCTGCCGTCCGAAGAAGAAGGAGCCGACGACCGCGCCGACGAGCGTCCAGAAGCCGAACGCGCGCCTGTCCTCGCTGTCGAACTTGTCCACCAGCCAGTTGGGCGGGCCGTACACGAGCCTTCTCACGGGGCGATGCAGGTGTAGGTGCGCACCTGGCCTCCCGGCGCGTTGATCACGAGCACGCCCGGCTCGAAGCCCTGCAGGCAGGAGAAGTCGCCTGCCGGGCCGGGCGGGCCTGCGGGGCCGGGCGGGCCTGCGGGGCCTTGCTCGCCCTGAGGCCCGGTGGCGACGTCGATCGTGACGGTACGGGTTGGCTCCGGCGCCGTCGCGGTGAACGCGGCTGCAGCCAGCCCCCCAGCGGCCAGTGTCAGCAGCGAGCCGATGATCAGGAGCGCTCTAGCCATACCCTTGCATCTTGATCTCGTGAAGCTCACGGGCAAGAGCCTCTGCCTCCGCACGGGTGGCTTTCAGCCGCTCGAAGCATTCCTGCTCGGCCTTGGCCCGCTCGTCCCGGCGGGAGCGGCGGGCGCCGACGACGGTGCTCACGACCCCCCCGAACGCGGACACGATTGCGGCCACCCCCAGCAGCGTCGGATCCCCGAGGTCCAACTCACTCCTTGTCCTTCCGCACCAGGGTGACGATCCAGGTGACGATGGTGGGGATGAACCCGATCACCACCGCCAGGGCGGTGAGCACGGCCGGGTCGTCGAGGCCGAGCAGGCTCGCGATCAGCAGCGCGAGCGAAGCGGCGACGGCCGTCGTCTCGGCGGGCCTGCGCGCAGGCAGGTCGGTCACGGGTCACACGGTAGAGGCTCAGACGGACAGCCGGTAGACCGTGATCTCGCAGCGGGCCGGTTCCCCGTACTGCTTGGTGACGGTCTTGCGGATGATCTGGGCGTCGTCGCGGTAGACGGCGCCTTTCATCCCGTCCAGGATCGCGCGCGACAGCTTGTCCACGTCCGGCCGGACGATGTGCTGTTTCGGCGCCGAGGGGCGAAGGCCGCGCTTGCCGAAATGCCCTTTCGGGCGCGGGAACACGAACAGGGCCTTGACCGCCAGCGCCTCAGTCCACAACTCGGCGCCCCCCATCGCCTCCACCGCCGTCTCGTTGACGCGCGTCTTCCATTCTTTGGAGCGGGCCGCGTCGTCGACCACCACTGCGCGCCCGGTGTTGCGATGGATGAACGCGCGCTTCGACCCGGCCGGGGAGGGGAGGCCGTGGACGGTGAAGGCGAGCAGCCTCACCGGGTGCGGTCGCGCATGTCCCTCCAGCGGTCGATCTCGACCAGGACCACGAAGAACACGAGCAGGGCCAATACCGCGAGCAGGATCAGCCAGAGAATCATCGGCTTCCATCATGGTGCAGAAGCCGGAGAAGGTCGGCCACGTCTTCACGCCACACCGCGGCACCATTTGCACTTCTGCCCGCGCCGGAGCTTCCAGTGCAACTCGGAACGGGCGCAGTTGACGGCCAGCCTGCCGTCGAAGGAGATCTCCCCCACCACCCCGTCATAGGAGTCGGTGACCGGGTTGTAGCCAGGGGGTTCAGGCTCGTCGTCCCAGCGTTCCGGGACAGCCTCGGACAGCGTCCCCTCCAGGGCTTTCACGGCGGCGTCGTCGCAGGTCCTGCGGATCCAGGAGGACAGGTTCCCGTTCGCCGCCTCCTGCCACAGCCGCTTCTGCTCCGGGCGCAGGCGCAGCTGGAATCTCACCGGCCACCTTCGCCAGTTAGCACCCTGTCCGCCAATTGCGCCCACTCGACCAGCGTCGAGCGCCACGGCTCCGGGCATCCCTCCGGGATGATCGTCGCGTCGGTGGCGATAGCGTCCAGCGCCTCCCGCAGCCGCTCGTTCTCGGCGGCGAGGTCATCTCCAATGCGGCGAACGCCTGTCCAGGCCCCGTCGAGCTTCACCCGCACCTGCTCCCACTCCTCGCGGACGGGACGTTTTGCCGTCATCTATCCGCCCTCCGGCCACCCTCGCCCGTTAGCGCAACGCCAGCAGCACGGCCAGCGTCATCCAGAACACGAACAGGGCCAGGCACAGGAAGACCAGGATCCTCACTCGTCAAGTTTGAACCTCCCCACGGGGTCGGGGCGAGGAGGACGCGCCCTCCTCAGGGCCTGCAGCTGGTTCGCCTGGCGCTGCCAGGCCCCCGACGCCCAGGCGACGACCCTGTCCATGTCGGCCTCCGCGATCGGGGTCTGTTTCCTCCCCTCCCCGATCACGACCGGGGGCGGGTCACCCCGGAGTCCCGCCGCGAACCAGTCTTCGTGAGATCCGACCGGGCCGCGCTCGTCAGCCAGCCCCTCACCCAGGTCGAAAGATTCATCGATCTCGAACTCGCCGCCGTCTTCCACAGGCTGATCTCCTCCTCCGACACTCGAACCGGCAACTGCTTCTCACGCATCCGTCGAGTGTATACACACGACGTACATACACGGGCCTCGTATATACGCACGAGAGGCCCGTAGCTGGAGGAGGTAGAGGTTCCCTCGCGGGACTCCGTCGCCTCCTCGCGGCGCCGCGGGGGTGCCCCCCGGCCGTTGCCCGTGGCGGCAACGTCTCGTGCGTCTGCGGGGCGGGTAGGGGAGGTTCGCACTACGAACGGAAACGTTCGTGCTGCGACCTGTTCGTACTACGACGCTTCGAGCCTGCGTGCCCTGCCTGCAGCCACCAGGGCCTCCAGATCCGCTGTATCCATGCGGGCTACAGCGCTGGCGTCGTCGGGCTGCACCTGCTCCACCCGTTCGGTCGGACGGCCGAGGGCCTGGTCGACGAAGGGGAGCACAGCCAGGGCTGCACGACGCCTAGCGTCCCTGGGTATCGACTCGTCTGCGGCGTCCTGAAGCAGCAGGCGAACAGCCGCCTGCACCTGCTCCTGGCGCTCGGCCAGCACAGCCTGAATCGCTGCGCGTGTCCCGAGACGCCGCATCGCCACCACCTGTTCGGCTTTGGCTCTGGCTTCTCGTCTTTTCCGGGCGAGTGCTTGCCCGCCGAGTCTTGGATCGAGCCGTTGGCCGTGGGCGTTGCAGAGCAGCTGGCCGCGTGGTGCTCGCGCCTGGCAGCGTCCGCCGTCCTGACGCCTGGTGGCGATGCACCACCTCGACCCGTCCTCGACGAGTGCGGGGTCGTCGGCGCCCAGGTCGACGGCCGGGTGCACCTCGACGCTGTCCGGCAGCTGCAGGGCTGTCACACCAACAGGCTCACCAGCCGCCTCCTCCGGGCCTTCGAGGCCGTCGGCCGGGTCGTCGCTCACGGCCACCGTGCGGCGGCTCCCAGGGCGGCGATGCCGAAGGCGACGAGGCCGAGCAGGACGTCCAGGTCGACGTCCGCCACGAGCGCGAGCACCCCGGTGACGACCAGGAGCACGATCCCTCCGAGCCAGAGGGCCGCCTGCACTCCGTCGAGCCGGGCGTGCGAGGTCGACATGGCTCGATCCTACCGGGCCGATCGGTCGTACCACGACATGTTCGTACCGCGACCTTTCGCCCCTCGACGACTGTTCGTCCCACGAACCATTTCGGTCGTACCACGAACCATCGTCCTGACGCCTGTCTCGGCGCCGCCAGCACTGGCGAGACGGATTTTCTAGTCCCCCTGCGCACGAACTTCCCGCAATTTGCGACCTTTTTGTGCGACGGGTGTTCGCGATCCGCACCGCTGTTCTCTCCCTGGGTGGCATGCTGGGTGCTCCCCCCCACCCACCGCCCCGGATCTGGAGAGATCCCCCGGCGCCCCTCACACCGCAGCACTGCAGCACGCAGGAGAGCAACGGCGCCTCATGTACCCGGAGCGGCAGAGGGGGGAGCGGCACATCGGCCCGAGCTTTGGGCGCGACAGACGGCCGTCCTCCGAGTCAGCCAGCCAGGCGGCGCTCCGGCGAACCCCGTGACAGGGGAGTGACCGGGACAGAGTGTCGGTTTAGGCAAGGATCAGACCAGCCGGGTACCAAGCCGGACGGAGGAAGATTTTCCCCTGAGCCAACGCATGACTGTGATCACCGGGACACCGGGGCGCCACTCGTGGCGTCGACCCCGCCGAGGCGAGCAGTCAGGGGAGGGAATGAGAGGGATCGAAACGACGGGCTGGCACGGCCCGGCGCCCAAGCCTGCACCCGGATGCGGACAGGCAGTGCGTTTCACCGACCCGCGGGACTGACTCACCGGCTCCGGCCGGTGCCCGCGGGGCGTCAGTCATCTGCACGTCCACAACCACAAGGAGGCCCTCGTGGCCCGTCTCACTCTGGTTCACCCGAGCCTGTTCGCCCGGCTCGTGCACGCATCGCACCACCTGGTCGAGCACGTCGACCATGCGGCCTACACCCACCTGCACCCGACGCACATCGCGCTCGGCTGGACGTTCGCCGTCCTGGCCGCGCTGCACAGGCACTGAGCACGAGCGCCCCTCGGGGCGTCAGTCTCCCTGGAGGTCGAAATGATCAGGCGTCACCGGCTGCACAGCGCAGCCCACATCCCGTCCCGCCGCAGCACGAGGCGGGCGAAGGTCACGAGCTACCAGCTGGCACCGCAGCACACCTTCCTGGTGCGCTTCACCGTGGCAGCGCCCCTCTGGAACGACCCCGAGCGCCGAGTCGAGCGCCGGATCCACGTCCTCGCTGCGAGCGCCCGCGAGGCCCGCAAGCGCGCCCCGGCTGACAGCGTCATCCTGAGCGCCGGTCGCGCACGGGCCTGAGAGGCCGCAGGACGCCCTCTGGGGCGTCAGTCAACCCTGGGAGGTGTCCCATGTGGGGCCTCGTCGCCGTGTACGCCTACATCGCTCTGAGCGCGCTCATCTGCCACGTCTTCCGCTACCGCGGACCGCTGAACGACCGCTGAGCGAGGCGCCCGAGAGGGCGTCAGTCAACCCGGAAAGGTGGTGGACACGATGCGTGTCACCAAGACCCTGATCGCGAGGGCGAAGCGGCTCGAAGAGCTTCAGTCCACGAGCTACCGCACCGGCACCTACGTCTTCAAAGGATCGGCCTACGGCCGCTACACGCAGCTGGGCGACTTCGCCTACAACGACGCGGGCCAGACGCCCCGGCAGCTGTGCTCGTTCACGGCCTCGCTGGCGCACCTGCTCTCGATCAACCCGAGCTTCATCACCGGCCTGTCGGAGGAGGCAGCCTGGTACATCAGCGCCGAGCTTGCGGCCGACTACGAGCGCTACCTGCGGCTCGCGGCCGAGCACAACAATCTCCAGTTGCCCGAGGGCCTGGAGGACGCTGCCTAGAGCAGCGTCAGTCAACCCGAGGAGGCCACCATGCGCTCGCTCCACACTCTGGCTCGCTGCAGCTGCTGCGGACAGCCGACCGTCACGACCGACCAGGACGGCCGCTGCTGGCAGTGCGTGTTCCCGGAGCCGCCGGGCTTCATCGCCTGGCTGCTGACGCAGCGCCACCCCGAGCAGCAGGCGCCCTGACGGGCGTCAGTCAACCCTGAGAGGAGGCCCTGATGCGTGTTCCACGCACCCAGCGCTACCGCGTCCGCCTGGCGGACGGCTCCGAGCGCGAGGTCTGCTGCGGCCCGGCCGTCCCGGCTGGCGTCGTCGCCTACACCCGCGTCGGAGAGGCCCGCGAGGGCCTGTGCCACCACAACCCGGCGCTGTTCCCAGGATGGGGGCAGCGGCCCCCGGCAGCGTCCTGAGCGTCAGTCAACCTGGAGGTAGCTGCCATGACGACCATCTTCGAGACATCCCCGAACGCGCTGCTGGCACGCGACACCGCGGGCCTGCACGTCGAGGTGAACCTGCTCGACCTGAGCGGGCTGCTCGTGCTGCAGGTCTACCGCGGCGAGGAGGCGGCGGCGGTCACGATCGCGCCCGACCGCGTGCTCGACGCCTTCGAGCACCCGACCGTGTACCTGAACGACGCGCAGGTCGCGAAGCTGTTCCCCC